GGCTTTGGCTGCTTTGGCGATTGCCTCTTCAGCCGCCGCTTGCAGGAATACAGCGTTCGGGTCTTGGGTCTGCCCTTGCATCTCGGCCATCATTTCCTGTGCTTCTTGCTCGGTTGCCTGTACAACACCCATCCGCAGTAACTTCTTGCGGAAATAAGCATTTGCATCACCAACGCCCTCGCCTTCCATGTTCATCATCGCCATCGCAGTCAGAACTTGCTGGGTCTCAGGGTCTTGGGTGATTTGCAGCATCCCAGTCAACGCCCTGACAGTGGCCGCACGTTTACTACTGGATGATGGTCCAACCTCGGCAATTGCATCAAATGTTGCTTGTGACAAATCATTTGCCATTACCACAGCACCAGTCTCAGTGTCAATCGTGGGTTGCATCAACTCGACCATGCCAGCCTCACCAGTAAGCGCAATGGTTTTCATCTTGCGCTTGTCTTCGGTGTAGATTTCCTTTGCCATGCCAAGCCATATCTCACCGCATCGCTTCATACCCTTGGCAAAGTTGCTCATGTAAATGAACGTCTGCATATCCACACGGGTTTGAATCATCTCTACCGCTTTGCCTGATACGCCTGAAACCATCTTGTCAGCCCCTTGCGGGTTGCCCAAAATGTCCTGCATATCCTGTTCGGTAATCTGCAACAGTGCCGCCATTGCAGGCGGGATTGCCGCCGACTTGGTGTAAGCCAATGGCCCAGTCACCTGCGTGTTGCCATCTGGCCCAGTAATCGGGTTGACCAACAGATAAGGGTAATCCCGCAGATTGTCCTCTGCCCACATCACTTGATGCCCTGCTACCTGCTCGGGGGTCATGATGGGCTTTTCGATGCTGGACAGTGCGCTAATCTCACCCAGCTTGGACAGTTGCATATTCTTGAGGCGTTGAGCATCTTTAGCCAGGCGCACAGCACCCATGCATCGCTCGATGTTGTCCACAAACCACCGCTTGCCGTAGACCACCACAATGGGGATGTTTCGGCCTGCAATGTAGCCTGCATCTTCCAGCACCTTGCCGCCCGACATGATGTATTTGCGAACCCGCATCCGCTTGATACGCTTTTGGCGCACCTCGCGACTGCCGACCGCCATCAGGGTTTCCTCTAGCGTCTCATCGTTCGCAAAGTCCGTTTGGGTGTAGCGTTCCTCAGTTCCATCAATGGCTTCGAATATGCGAATAACCTCGGTCTTTTCCTCAACCTTGTAGTACTCAGCCACAAAGACTACATCAGGTGTTGCCCAATCAAACTCGTACTGGTGGATGATCTTCGGCCAGTCCGTTGGGTCATCGTTGTAGGTTTCTTTGTAGCTTTCACGGGTCATGCTGGTGACCACAAAGGCATACTTGGCATCTGACTTGTCTTGCCGCTTGGCGTTCAAGTCAAAGAATACTGAACTGTCGGCATCAAAGATTGGCTCAAACCTGATGCGCTGTCGTTCATTCTCTGGGTCTTCTTCGTCCTCGTAGACAGTCCGCAAACGCCATGCGCCAATACCACCGCCCACGGCTTCTTCAAAGGCGTTGTCGTAAGCTTCATCAGCCACCGATGCCTGTTCATCAGCACGATACAGACCATCGCAGACTTCGGCCAGCTTGTCGTTCTCTGTCCCGTCTTTGCTTACATAATCGACTGTGATGCGATTGTTTCGGTATTCGTTGACGATACGAATAACAGCCAACATGATTTTGTTGACTTCAAACTTGGGTTTGTTTTCGTACTGATCCCACAATGGGCCTTCCCACTGTGCGCCGCAGAGAGAATAAAACCGTCTGTCTTGCAGGCATTGCAGGCGTTCATCCCGCAGCGCAGTTTGTATGTCGTTGAACTGCCGCAGTGCTTCAGCGTGCAGATTGGCAAGGCGTTGGTCATTGGGTATTCGTGCCATATTTGTCCTTTTGGGGCGATTATCTACCAGCGTTTGACATTGGGCAATGGCGTAAATGTAGCTGGTTTTGTGACCGCTGACCGCCTGATGCCCTCACACGCATACCGCAAAGCATCAATCACATGATTCTTTTTGTCTTCAAGCTGGGGCAAGATTCGTCCCGTCAATGGGTCTGATTTATAACTGTACAGGCTCAATTCGTCAATGGTGTGAATGCACCTCGGGTGAACCACGATGTCGTAGTTTTTCAAGAACTCGATGCCCTCTTCGACAGACTTTGGCCCTTTGACCGCAGTCATGATTTTGGGAAAGCCATTGCGCTTCATGTGGCTGATGGTCTCTGGTCGGGCTGAGTCGGCAACGATAGGCCACTTCTCGGCCTCTGGCACTTGCATGAATAGTTCAGGCGTGTTGACAATCTCACAGCCCACCATGTACGCCTCATAGTCAATGTACAGGGTGCGCCCAATAATGTGGCAGCGCACCAAAACTGTTGGGTCAACAGAGAATCCCCAGTCCGCACCCAGTCGGTGGATTGCTTCTTGTGGGGCATCAAAATCTTCAATTTTCCAGTTCCTGAATACTCTGCTGTTGCTGTTTCGCAGGTACTGACCCATCCAAACGTGCTGATACTTGTCAGGGTCACGCCGTTTGTCGTACTCCATTTCCTCCCGCAGTACATCAGGAAACCACGGGTTTTCCCCAAAGTTCACCTTGATAACCGTTGCGCTGGCTGGCGGTTCAGGTCCACGCAGTAGAAAATCCACTGGGTCGGATTCCTGGCGAGGATTCCATGTGAACCACAGTTCGCTGTTGGGCTTGCGGATTGTTGGCCTCAGCAGGTCAAGGCTGGTCTGGCTTAATGACTGGGCTTCCTCAACCCAAGCGCAGTCATACCCTTCCAGCGACTTAATCGAGTCGGCGGTGTGGTTCTGCATACCTTGGAAAATAATCGCCCCATCGCCCTTTTTGGACTTGATGACCGAATCTTGGACTTCAAAGTAAGCCCCTGCATTCATGGCCTCAATCTTGGTCTCCAGCAAGCGTTTGACCGATTGGTTAAGGGATTTCTGGATTTCACGGACGCAAACACTTCTGCGCTTGGGGTCGATGATGTGTTCCTCAATCATCAACTCAGCAAAGGCGTGGGACTTACCGCTGCCCCGACCACCCCATGCGCCCTTGTATCGGCTTGGGCTTGTCAAAGGCAATGCCCAGCGAGGCGTATCAATCTTCAGTATTTTTTGCATCCACCACCACACGCTCGATGCGCTCAAACAACAGGGGCGCACCGTCTGCACCAGTGTGTTCTTGCTTAACAGTCTCAGCCCAGCGCATTTGTGTCTTTGTCCACCAGATAAGGCTTGTGGTGTCGCCACCCACGGCTTTGCTGTACAGCGTCTTGGCAATCTGCCCGTGGGCTTTGGCTTTGCCCATGTCCAGCTCGTTCCGGTAATGCTTCCGCAGGGTCTTGTCATCAATGCCAACCAAGCAGGCAATGGACTCGTGCGGCAAGCCTAATCCGCTGCTGGATTCAACCAGTTTGCGAGTTTTGTCTGTGGGTTTGTGTGTGTGATTCATTTATAGAGGGGAATTTGTTCGATGTTAAGCAGTTTCTGCTGTTTCTGTCAATAAAACGGCTTTCTTGCCTGTAAAGTCTTCCCACCGTTTAACGATGACATCGCAATACTTTGGGTCTAATTCCATCAGTCTGGCGTGTCTTCCATGCTTTTCTGCTGCCAGTAAGGTTGTGCCGCTTCCACCAAACAAATCCAAAACGATGTCGCCGCCTTTTGTATTGTTAAGCATTTGATACTCAAACAACGCAACTGGTTTCATTGTTGGGTGTTCTCCGTTTCGGCTGGGCTTGTCAAATTCCAAAATGGTGGTTTGCTTACGGTCTGCCGACCAAAGGTGTCCAGCACCGTCTTTCCATCCATAAAGACAAGGCTCGTGCTTCCAGTGGTAATCCTGTCGCCCCATGACCAAACTGGACTTTTTCCAAATCAGGCATTGGCGCACAGTCCAGCCAGCATCGACGCAAGCACCTCGAAAATTTAATCCTTCGCTATCAGCGTGCCAAATGTAAAAAACTGCGCCAGCTTTCATCACTAAGTCAGCGGTAACAAACGCATCTCTCAAAAACTGACGAAACTGATCGTTTGCCATATTGTCATTTTTGATGGTCAATTTTTCCTTTGTGCTGCCTTCATAAGCAACGTTGTAAGGTGGATCAGTTAACAACATATCTACCCCCCCCCCGCTTGTAAGTTTCGTGACAGCATCGATGCTGGTGCTGTCGCCACACATCAAACGATGGTTGCCAAGTTGGTATATGTCGCCCAGCTTTGTAGTTGGCTCATCAGGCACATTAGGAACAGCATCCTCGTCTGTCAACCCCTCCAATACCTCAGGCTCAAGCAGTGCGTCTAATTCTTTGGGGTCAAAGCCCAGCATTTCTAAGGCAAAGCCATCTGCCAGCAAGTCATTTAGCTCGATGGTCAGCATTTCATTGTCCCAGCCTGCATTGAGTGCCAGGCGGTTGTCAGCAATGATGTAAGCCTTGCGCTGGGTCTCGGTCAGGTCTTTCAGCTCGATGGTTGGCACTTCTGTATATCCCAGCTTCCTTGCTGCCATCAGCCGCCCATGACCTGCAATGATGCCGTTCTCCCCGTCAACCAATATCGGGTTTGTCCAACCGAATTCCTTAATGCTTGCGGCAATCTGAGCCACCTGTTCATCGCTGTGGGTGCGGCTGTTGTTGATGTAGGGTATTAATTTGTCCACAGGCTTTTGCACAACCTTCATGACATCGGCACTCCCACGGGCCACTGGTCTTGCAGTGCTGCTACTGTCTTTTGGTGCGCCTTTTGCCATAAGTCTTGCCTTTCCTGTTTGCTTAGTGTTTTCCCTTGGTCAATCTCGTAATGGCATTT